AACTGCTGGGTGACTGACACGAATGACACGCCCTGGCGCTCGAACACTTCGACCATTTTGGAGAAGTCGGCCAAGCTGCGGGTAAGCCGGTCAATTTTGTAGACCACCACAATGTCGACCAAACCGCGCTCGATGTCTGCCATCAGGCGCTTGAGTCCGGGCCGCTCGGTGTTACCGCCCGAAAACCCGGGGTCGTCGTAGTCGTCCACCACCGGAATCCAGCCCTCCGAGCGTTGGCTGGCAACATAGGATTGGCCTGCCTCTTTCTGCGCATCGATGGAGTTGAATTCCTGCTCCAGCCGCTCGTCACTTGAGACGCGGCAGTACACGGCGCAACGTTTGCGGGGCTTGGGTGATGCAACTTGGGTGGCTGCGCTCATGCTGCCTCCTTGCGGTTGGTTTTCAAGCCAAAAAACAGTGGCCCTGACCATGGCGTGCCCGAAATGTGTCTGGCCACCGCAGACAGGCTCTTGAAGAACTTGCCCTCATATTCAAAGGTGCCCTCGGCGGTCACGGTCACCTTGTGGTCACGGTCGCCCCATTCGCGCAGCAGAACGGTGCCGGGTGCCAGTTCAATGTCGCGGGCAATCTGCCTGCTCTTGATCTTGGAGTGGCGCATGCCGATGTTGATCAGTCGGCGCTGTGTCTCTGCGGGTAGACCGCCAAACGCCTGTTCCTGAAGCTTGTAGGCTACACGCGACTCCAGGTAATTGCGGTTTGGGTTTTCTGGGCGGCGTTTGAAAAACCGATCCCACAGTGCCCACAGGTCTGGCGTTGGCAGGCTGGACAGTGCGGCGACTTGGGCAGCCACTGAGGTGGTGGTGTCATTCATTTGGAACTCCTTTTTTGATAGGGGTTCGTATGAACGCGCTGGTGACCAGAAAAGCCAAGTCCAACTTGTCTTTCTATTTGGTCTGTCGCGGCCTGACCACTGGCGTGAGTACGCATAATGGCTGCGCAAAGGATGGATGTGATCTCAGCCGCGCGCTGGCGCGCTGACATCTGTTCGGGGGGAGCGAGTTTGATCGGTTTCATGGGTTGCAAAGGGCATGTGAAAGACCCACAAATCATTATTCAAATCTTCCAAGACGATGGGTAACGTAGGGCAACGCCGCATCTTGCATTTATAAAAAAGCAAGTATTTCTTGCATTTATTAAATTGCATGTTTAAACTATGCGTTTTGGAGGTCACTGCCATGCTTGGAAAAATTTCGCAGAAGCTTATCGGCTACCGCGTTAAATCCGCACGCGTTGCGAAAGGCTGGACCCAAGACCAACTTACCGATGGTTTGGGCTTGAAAGACCGTCAGTCAGTCTCTGATATCGAAAACGGTAAGCGCTCGCTCAAACCAGATGAAATGCTGGCGCTTGCAGATTTATTTGATCGCGATATTGATTTTTTCATCGACCCGTTCGCCGTTGCTGGGGAGGCGCAGTTTTCCTGGCGTGCCGCGCCGGAGGTGCCCGAAGACAGCCTGGACGGGTTCGAGCTCAAGGCTGGTCAGTGGATCGGCCTGCTTCGCTGGTTGCGCGAGCAGCAGGACAGCCGGTCGAGTGTGCTCAAGCGTGCCCTGCGGCTGTCCTCGCAGTCGTCTTTCGAGGATGCACAGGAGCGCGCGGAAAGCTTGGTCGCCGAGCTTGATCTCGGCGTCATTCCAGCCGAAGGTTTGATCGACAAGATCGAGCGCGAGCTGGACATTCCGGTTCTGTTCGTCGATACGGTCGACACTGCCGATGGTCATTCCATCTCGGGCGCTACCTGTCACCTGGAAGAGATGGGCGTCATACTGATCAACCGCAACGAGAACGAAGCCCGGCGTTTCTTCGATATGGCGCACGAGCTCTTTCATGCTCTGACTTGGGATGCGATGAAGCCGGATCACCGGGAATCAAACTCCTTCGAGGAACGCAACAAGGTCAAGCGCATCGAGCAGTTGGCGAACAGTTTCGCCGCCGCGCTGCTGATGCCGAGCGCGTCCCTCGACAAATTGATCAAGCCTGATCATCTTGACAACATTGCGCACCTGTGCGAAGTCGCGGCCCTGCTGCGGGTTGCCCCCGTCACGCTTGCATGGCGATTGTTCAACCTCAAGCTCATCAGTGTCGACACCCGGCGCAGTCTTGCGCAAGAGAAGCAGCGGCCATCGGTGTCAGGCCCACCCAAGCGGTTCTCTTCGACCTTCGTGAAGATGCTTCACGAGGCCCTGGAGAACGGAAGGCTTTCGGCTCGCAAAGCCGCCAAAGCCATGGGTCTTGGACTGGCCGGGTTGACCGAGCTGTTTGCTCAGTACGACCTCACCGCTCCGTTCGAGCTGTGAGGTGAGCACCGTATGCCGAAAATCCGAGTTTTCGCGGACACCAATGTCATCCTCGAATCATTCCGAACAGGCTGCTGGGCAGCGATCTGCAACCACTTCGCCATCGAGACAGTCGAGAAGTGCGTAGAGGAAACGCTTACCGGCAATCCTGGCGATCCCCGACACGTCGCGGTACCTGCTGCCGATTTGAAAGCAGGGCTTGCCGGTCAGCACCCAGTCAGCAGGAAAGAGCTCGCAACCCTCGTGTTGAGCAACCCTTCATGCATCACACTTGATGATGGCGAAAAGCATCTCTTTGCTTGGCTGGCTGCCAACAAGCTGCTGCCCTCCCAGGTCATCATAGTCACGACCGCTGACAAGGCTGCTTTGGTGGCATCGAATGGACTGGGCTGGCTCGATTGCATGACCTCGCTGGAAGATTTGGCCCGCCAGGCAGGTGTTGGGCGCGGCAATCGCAATGCATTTGCATTGCAGTACCGCGAGGACTGGTTGTCCAGCATCAAAACCAAGATCAGGTTGGGAATCATCCCGTGACAAACGTTTGAGGCTGTGGGCGCGACCATCAAGGGGAGGAAAGCCACTCAGCATTGTTCAAGGAGCATCAAGTGGTAAAAAAATCTCAAAAAAACAGCAAGCATTTCGTTGACCTGATCAACTCGGCGACCCTTACATCCATATCGCTGCTGGCACGAGTCGATAAGTTCACATTTCTGGCTGTGCTCGATACGTCCAAGCCTGAGCATCTGGCCCGTTCCGAACTGCTCGAATGCATCCAATCAGTCAAACGCGACGACATCACCATAGCGGATCAGGAGGCGGTGCGTCTACTTCAGCTGGTGCGCTTTCGCACTGAAGAGATGCTGGATTACGCCTACAGGAAAATTGAATTGGAAAATCATCCGGAGATAGGGACTTTTGACCGATCTACCGACGCGATGACCCGCATGATCTGGTTGCGAGTGAATGCCTCGCACATCTTCGATCAGATTGAGACGATTTACCTCACGCACCATTTCCACGGACACAAGAAATTTCTCGGATTTACAGTGCGGGATGGTGACGGGCGTGACTTTGAATGGACACCGGAGGTGGCAAAAAAACTGCATGAGGGCGTCGGTGAGATTCTCGGTTTAGACGAAGAGTCAAAGAATAGCTGCGAGGTGATTCATTTTGAGATGGAGGCGGGCGACGAATCCGTCAAACGGCGGCTGCACTATCTCGTTGTATATCACCCCGGCAAGATGAAGTTGCTGCGCCAGATGAAGGATCGCAGGCGTGACCTGTTTCTGTTTACACCTGCGCTCGAAGCCACACTGGTGTATGACCCCGTCGACAACAAGGTGCATGTGCTCTCCGACAAAAAGGGTACCGCCAAGCAACTGGCGGATCGGTTCGCTGCCATCGGTTTTGAGAAGCCCCTTTCAAAACAGCCAGTGGACGCGGTCAGCTACGAGCTGGCAATGTTCAAACATAAAGTGAATCTCATGGATTCGAAGGCCAACGGCGCTGTCATCCAGGACGCTTGGGTTTCAGCGTTGACCGTGACCCTGGGTCATACACGCCACAGCGTAACCCTGGCGTTGGCGAACAGCGACAATTTATGGAGTGTCTCTGATACCCAATTTGGCGACCGCAACCCGCTATCAAGCTGTCGCTCCATCCTCGAAGTGAAGTTGTCGTTCGTGATCCGTTTTGACGGCGACGACGATAGTCGAGCGCTTGACATCACAGTGGGGCAGCGCGGATCCTGTAACTTGTTATCGCTGCCCGATCCTCGGATGCGCAAATGCGGCGAGGAGATATTGACCTCACTCGGTGTGATGAAGCACGTGAAACCGGTCAAAGTCGGATCCGACTTGGCGTTGTTCCGGGCGGAGATGAAACTTCTCGACCTAGCCGTTGATGAAATTGATGGTCACCTGTTATCGGTCCTCGACTTGCCTGCCGCCGATCTGGTTATCAAGGGGCTGCTTAAGAAAAAGTCTCTCGGTGAATTCATCACCGTGCCCATTGAGGATGAGGATGGGCAGCCTGGCTTTCGACGTCTGAAGGTGAATTCCAACAGCACCAACACCTGGGCGGTGGACGAACTCACAGGTGTGAAATATGAGCTTTCAGATGGCGACTTGTGCCGATATACCGTTGAAAAATCGTATCTGCGCGAGCGGCTTGATCAATTGCTAAAAATGCACCTTGTCGACATTCCCCTGACAGTCGACGATCAAGAGCCGTATTTGCTGGGCAACTACCGCATGGGCGATCAGCGCCTGCCCGTTGCGCTGGTTACGCGCATCTGGGAGCCCAAGCATGCCGACAAGCTGGACTTGCAACTTCGTCAATCCAATCTTGGACTGACTATCGTCCTTGCAACCACGACGGGAATGCCTCGCCGATTCCTTGGCCCAGGTATCGTCGTATCTTTGGAAACCTTGGCGCAAGAGGTGGAAGGTCAGGTCTATATTGATTTGGCCCGGATCGAGGGTGAGATACGTCGCAGGCAGGCTGCGGCTGTAACTACGGACACGCCAACGCTAATCAAGGAAGACACACGGAATGCGTTGCTTATTGGACCTTGGCCGGAGCCCTGGTCGCTGACAAATAAAGAATGGATCGATGTAGTGGAAGTGTTGGTGAACGCATCGTCAAGCCAAAAGCGTAAATGCACCAAACGCCAGCTTGAGGATGCTGCCGGAAAGTCAATTCGTTCGATGAACGAGTTTTTCAGGGGTGCACCCGAATGGGCCACCTATATTCGAGGCGCTGACGGCAACAGTAAATCACGACTATGGGAACTCAACATCGGATTGACTGATTACCGGCAAGTTTCTGAATGTACAAGCGTTGAAGCGCAATCAGCGTAAGGAATCAGTCGTTGTAATTTCAACGTGATTTCTGCGTAAAGACTGCGAGATATCGAAGTCTGATCTGCGCGGAAATAGGGGCACCCCAACTAAAGGAGTGCTCCAAATGCAACGCCAAGTCTCTTCTGTTCAACCCAACCGGAATGCCTTCCGGTCACCACCAAACAGTGCTGTCCGTCTGGCACTTGACGAAAACGAACTCGCCGCTCGGTGGGGCCTCTCCGTCAAAACGCTGCGCCGTTGGCGGCAAGAAAAACTCGGACCCATACACCTCAAGTTGGGCTCAAGAGTCACTTATTTGATTCACCAGATCGAAGCTTATGAGCGGCGCGTTTCACGCCACTCAACTTCGTGCGCCGTATATCAATAAGGGGGCAGTCATGTCTGATCTGACCCTATACCCCGCCGACATCGCTGCGATGTCAGTTTCACAAATTGCCCTGCTGACACCCTACCAAAAGTTCGAGCTGGACAAAAACATCTTTGAGGCAATCGACTTCCTCAAAGTCGCGCGCACCAAACTCGATGCTGCCTGGAAGCAGTGCTATGAGGAACAGGCCAAAGCCGCATTGCTGGCATCTGGTCGTGATTTTGGCACCGCCCACATCAACGACGGACTCTTGCACATCAAATTTGAGCTGCCCAAAAAAATCACCTGGGACCAAAAGAAACTGGGCGAGATCGCTGAGCGCGTCGTGGCATCTGGCGAGCAAGTCAAGAGCTACATCGACATCAAGTTGTCGGTTTCTGAATCCCGCTACACAAATTGGCCACCGGCGTTGCAGCAGCAGTTTTCCACCGCTCGCACGGTTGAGCCCGGCAAACCAACATTCACCCTTTCCATTGACCCACTGGAGTCCTGATCATGTCCCAAATCATCCCATTTGAATTTGAAAGTCATGCACTGCGCGTCAACCTGGATGCTGCTGGACAGCCCTGGTTCAATGTCATCGACGTTTGCCAAGTGCTGGAGTTGGGGAATCCCTCTCAAGCACTCAAAACCCATGTGGACAGCGATGACCTCCAGAAAATGGAGGTCATCGATAGCCTTGGTCGCGCGCAGCGTGCAAACCATGTCAGTGAATACGGCTTGTACGCGCTGATCTTGGGGAGCACCAAGGATGCAGCCAAGCGCTTCAAACGCTGGGTGACACACGAAGTCATCCCGTCAATTCGCAAGACCGGGTCCTATGCGTCAGACACGTCGGTGGCCGCATTGCCATCGCCAACCCAGGATCGGGTGTCATCACTGCTACTGATTGGAGAAGCGGTGGCCAAGGTTCCCGGTGTCAAGCATGGCATCGCCATGGCTGCCACATTGACCTGCATTCACGAGAACACGGGCCTTTCCATTGAAACCATGCGTCGTGCCTTGCCTGCGAATGACGAGCCAATCGCAGCAATGAACCCGACCAAGCTGGGCCAGCAATTGGGTATGGCCGCTCGAAGCGTTAATGCCCGCTTGGCTGCGATGGGCTTTCAACTGCGCAATGACCGTGACGAATGGGAATTGACTGAGGCCGGTCAAGCGTGGGGCGAAGCCCTGCCTTACTCGCGCAATGGCCACTCGGGTTACCAGATTCTCTGGAATCCGGCGGTGATCGATCAGATGAAAGAGGTGGCTTAAATGGCGCTTCCCATCATCACTGCTGATCAGCGTCGCGCCCAGCGCCGTGGTGTCAAGATCGTCATTCTGGGAGTGAGCGGCATTGGCAAAACGACCCAGTTGAAGTCCCTCGACACCCATTCCACCTTGTTCATTGACTTGGAGGCAGGTGACCTGTCGGTTTCCACTTGGGATGGTGATTGCCTACGACCGCGCACCTGGCCCGAGTTTCGGGATCTGGTGGTCTATCTGGCAGGGCCCAACCCGGCACTGCCGGACCAGTCACCGTTTTCTCAGGCGCACTTTGACCATGTCTGCTCGGTCTATGGTGACCCGGCCAGCCTGGACAAGTACCAGACCTACTTCTGCGACTCCATCACTGCTCTCTCGCGGCTGTGCTTTAACTGGGCCAAGAGCCAGCCAGCGGCGTTTTCTGAACGCACCGGCAAGCCGGATTCGCGTGGCAGCTATGGCCTTTTAGGCCAGGAAATGGTCACGGCGCTGACCCACTTGCAGCATGCCCGTGGCAAGAACGTGGTGTTCGTGGCCATCCTGGACTGCAAGACCGACGACTTCGGCCGCAAGGTGTTTGTGCCGCAGATTGAGGGCAGCGCCACTGCATTGCAGCTGCCGGGCATCGTGGACGAGGTGGTGACGCTGGCTGAAATCAAGGCCGATGACGGCACCTCGTACCGGGCATTTGTCACCCAGACCATCAACCCCTACAGCTATCCGGCCAAAGACCGCAGCGGTCGTCTTGACCTGCTTGAGCCGCCCGACCTGGGTGCGCTTATCGCCAAGTGCGCTGGCACCGGAACACCTGCACAGCACCCACAAGCCCCAACCACCACTGATTCCAAGGAGTAATTCAAATGAACGACAACAACACCAATGTCTGGTCAGACTTTAACGACGCAGAAGCCCAGCAGTCGGGTTTTAACCTGATCCCCAAGGGCGCGCTCGTGCCGGTGCTGATGACGCTCAAACCCGGTGGCCACTACGACGCCAGCCAAGGCTGGACGGACGGCTATCCCACCCAGTCATCCAAGACGGGTGCGGTATATCTGGCTGCCGAGTTCGTCATCACCGGTGGTGAATACGCCAAACGCAAGATGTGGTCGAACATCGGCTTGTATTCACCCAAGGGGCCAACCTGGACGCAGATGGGCAGAACCTTCGTGCGCGCCGCACTGAACAGCGCCCGTAACGTCCTCCCGCAGGACAACAGCCCCCAAGCCGCCGCCGCTCGGCGCATTCAAGGCTTTGTTGACCTTGATGGCCTGGAGTTTGTGGTGCGCGTGGATATCGAAAAAGACGACCGTGGTGATGACCGCAACGTCGTCAAGACGGCAGTGGAGCCCGACCACCCGGACTACGCGCGCACCATGGGTGTGCCTTCCAAGTTGACCGCCAACGCGGCTGTGCAAGGCAGTGCCGCACCAACGTCAGCACCAGCCCAGACCAACGCATCAGCAGCGCCAGCGCCCCAACGCGCGCCCGTCTCTGGCAAACCCACTTGGGCGCAGTAAGGAGCACCAGCCATGAATGCCTCTTTACCCACAGCGCAGGCCTACCACCCAAGCTGCTTCCACGATGCGTCGCAGTACCAGCAGTGGCGCACCTATGCCATCAAGACCCGCGCTGGTGACTGCGACTACTGCACTGATTGCACCCGTGCCTACCAGCACCAGATGATCAAGCAGTGTCGCTGCCTGCACGCCAAAACCCGCTTCTTTGTTGACTGCGACGGTTATACCGAGGGTCGTCGCCCGGTCAGTGAACGTCTTGTCAATTGCAAGAAGAAAGGCAGGCGATGAAATGCTGGGTCTGCTCACGTCAAGCCCGGGGGTACGGTCATACCGACAACCGGCATCGCACAGGACAGGCCCAGCGGTATCCGCTGGACTGGGTCTTTTGTTCCGAACGCTGTCAAAAAGCGTTTCACGCCATGTACGGCAACTGGGTCAGATTGAAGGACGAGCTCGTCGATCCGAAGGGGGTGACCATGGTCAATCTCTCTGAAGTTGAGCAAAACGCCATGGTCAAGTGCCTCAAGGCCTTCGGCGAAGCAGCCGGGGCTATTGGGTTCACAAAACCACTGGGTGATTATTCTGAATCAGAAGCCTTGGCGGTGATCGACGCCATCGTGACTTGCTTCACGCAGGCCATGGTCGAGCACCACGAGAAGTCCAAGTACCCACCGGTGCGTGGTCTGCCAGAGGTTCCGGATCCGATGGCCAACCCGTTTGCCGATATGGAAAACGATCTGCCTTGGGAGGATGCCAAATGATGGACTTCAACTCATCAGCAAGCGTTAGTGGCCAGATCAGCACGCTGGTCGATCTGGGTCTGCACAAGACCCGCTCCAAAGAGAAATCCCGCCAGTATTTGGGCGCATCCCGTCTGGGCGTGTCGTGCGAACGCGCCCTGCAATACGAGTATGCCCAAGCGCCGGTGGACCCGGGGCGGGAGACGCAGGGTCGCATTCTGCGCATTTTTGAGCGTGGCCACGTCAACGAAGACAGCATGGTCGCGTGGCTGCGGGCGGCAGGGTTTGAGCTGCGCACGCACAAGCCCAATGGCGAGCAGTTTGGGTTTTCAACGGCTGACGGTCGCTTGCAGGGACACATTGATGGTGTCTTTGTCGGTGGGCCAGAGGGATTCACTTACCCGGCGCTTTGGGAGAACAAGTGCCTGGGCTCCAAATCCTGGCGCGACTTGGAGAAAAACAAGCTTGCAGTCTCCAAGCCGGTCTACGCAGCCCAAGTGGCGATTTACCAGGCCTACCTGGAGTTGCACGAAAACCCGGCCATCTTCACGGCGGTCAACGCCGACACGATGGACATCTACGCCGAGTTGGTGCCGTTTGATGCGGCGCTGGCCCAGCGCATGTCCGACCGGGGTGTGAAGGTGATTGCCGCCACTGAGGCAGGTGAACTGCTGCCTCGCGCCTACCTTGATGCCACCCACTTTGAATGCAAGTTTTGCGCGTGGCAAGACCGCTGCTGGAGGACAACCCAATGAATACACCAAAACAAGAATTCCAAATGGATACCGAGCCCATGATCGATGCCAAGCAGGCCGCGTGCGCACTGA